AACATTGGGTGGTTTATTAAAATTCAAGATTTCATTTGTACCATATCCAGATCCATTGTCAGACAAATGGACAGAAGTTACCTCACCTCTAAAGATAGGTTGAACTGAAGCTTCGTAAGCACTTTTTTCTATTCCAGTAACAGTTGCAATTCCAACAGATCCTTTAACTTCTACTGTAATTGGAGGATAATTAAAGTAATGAATTCCACTTCCAGCACTAGTTACATCAATGTATTGCTTTGTTCTATAGAAGAAAGACTTGTCATCCGTTGGACCACATTCCGATAATTTAAACTCATTATCATTGACTGATGTAACATAATATTCGGTCGCATCGGTCAATCCACCAATAACCCCAGACCCTGCTGAGTATTTTACAATCTCGCCAGACTTATAGTCATGATTTGGGATTGAGATAATATTAGTTGAGGTATTAATTCCAGATACAGTAACAGATCTCTTTTTATTTTCATACCCAGATCCATTGTCAATAATATTAATAGAATCAATGACAGATTTTTTTGAGGTGCATTCTAAAGTATGCTTTCCTATGCCATGAAAAGACAAAGTAACCGTATTGATACCAGAAATTGCTTCTCCTAAGGTATCATGAAGTTTAATGGTAGTTGCATCAATAACTTCTGCAAAATATGTTGCATCAGTAGATAATCCACCAACAATTTTTTGCGAATTTGGTTTGTATACTAATTGTTCACCATTTCTAAATTTATGGAAAGTTGAAAATCCAATAGTAGATAAAGTAGCTCCAAGTCCAACTCTTTCAGACTGAGGATCTGAAAAGAATTCCATAGAGTGAGAAATCAACTTAGTATTTACTAAAGCTTTAGCATTTACTCCATTACCACCATTTACTGAAACTGTAGGAATTTCAGTATAATCAAATCCTCTATCAAGAATTTGTATTTCTCTTAAACTACCACTAACTGCAATAAACCCTGTTGCACCAGTACCAACAGGATCAGTAATTTTGAGAGTTGGGGGGTTAATTACATCAAAATCGTTACCAGGTGAAGTAACTTGAATGTCTTCAATTCTACCAGCATGAATAAAATCTTTAGACTTATAGTTTAAAATCTCAACGCCATTAACCAATATACCAGTAGAACCTGGTTTTGTTTCTGTTTGAGTATCGGTATCAACTGGAGTGGAAATTTCTCTATAAAGTTTTTGTGGTTGTAAAGTTTTTGCTGCTGAATCTAATTTCTCTAAAATGTTATTTGTGACAGTTGTACTTGTCTCTACATTAACAAATTGAGAGGAATATAAATTAGCTGGAGATTTTGCTAATTTAATATTGTCATGATCAACTCTTAGTACATAATATACCCCTTCACCACCAGTTTCTCCTCCAAATAATGAAGATGCAATACTAGATTGTTCTTCTGTTTGTCCCTCCGATATAACAATAGATGTTACTACTTTTTCTGGAGTATAATATACTGCATCACCACTGTAGTAACCATGATTAGCAATATTTAAAGTTTCTCCAAGAAAAGATCCACTAAATGTTTTAGAAATTTTTGTTGCTACAAGAGGACGATCTTGATATGATGGTAAAGAGTTTGATGCAACTAAAAGAGAATCTCCATATTGTTTTTTATATACATTCTGAACGTTTGAGTGAAATATATTTACATTAGGGAAAGATGATGATTTTGCTTTCCTCAATTGTTTGGTTAAAGTATAAGTTGCTGCTCCACGAAGGCGTCTTCTAGCTTGTAATCCGACATTAAGTGTCCCAGTGGTCTTAATCGTTACAACTTTATCAGATATAATATCAAGAACATCTGCATCAAAAGATTGTAATCCATTTAAGGACTCAATCTTTACAGTATCTCCAAGAGATAAGTAATTTTCTTTGGTTAGAGTTAATCTATAAGTTTTTGGCGAAACATTACTAATTAACTCAATTCTATTGATAAAATATTTTACTGGATTGTTATACAACCAGTTTTTAAATTTAAATGTCTCATCTTCAATACCAAGCGTTTTTATTTTAAACTCATCTCCAGGTTTATAATCAAAAATTCCATCTTGTTTTGAGAATCCAGATAAAACTGGCGATATTCTAACACTGATTTCATTGTTGCTTGGTGTCTGGTCTGGCTTTACTGTAGCAAAATTATCAACAGTTACAGTATCTCCATCTAAAATATCCTCTGTGATATTGCTGCAACCTAAGAATTGATTTATGGTTTTAGACGTATAAGATACAATACCAACCTGATTAGATACTCCTGTTGGGTATTTCACATAAATTTCACCAGAATTTTCAAATCCTACCGTTGAGTCAACATCAATGTACGTTGATCCGGCAGAAACGTTTCCAATTACGTGCGTTTTAGGTGCAACTTTAAATGAACCAACTGTAGAACCAAGAGATCTAACATCTCTATTATATCCATCATCAAATGAAAGACTATAATAAGTTTTCCCTGCACCAGCAGATACTTTTTTTACGTCATATATTGAAGTATATGTTTCGTCATTGTCTCCCTGAAATATAGTTCTACTTTCTACATCTGAAGGATCGCCCTCGATTGATTCTACTAGGAAATTAGAAGTAACTAAGTTACTTGCATTTGATGGAGTAAAAAGATTATCCCTTGGTTTAACAATATCTACATTTACACCATAGAGGGCTTTAAATAAAATTTTATAAGATTCGTCAGTTCCTTTACTAGTATAGAAATCTTTAGATTGCTTTATAAAAATATTTTGATTTAAATCAGACGCTAATGGTCTGTCAGACAATCCTGGAAGTAATTGTACTTTTGTTTTATTTAAAAACTCTTTTAAGAAAAGGCAAGTTAAGTTCTCTATCTTTGCCCCAGACTTATGTTCTGCAGCAGAAGTGGAACTAAAGACAAGTTCTCCTGGATTTGAATCAGATTTATATGACGTTACACCACTAAAACCTCTAATACACCCAGTAAAAGAAGTTTCTGTTTTACCTGTATATGAAATTACCTCATCACCTATTTTTAATAAACCATATGAATTTGGAAAAAATTCTGTTCCTCTTGGAGATTCTCCAACATCAACATTGATTGTTGTAGCAAATTCGTCAATGTCTCCAATCAGAACAATTTCATGATTTATCGAAGTTTGTTCATCAATTTTTACATACTGATCAATATTTTGAATCAGATCAATAGGACCACTTTTATATTCCTGTCCAATATAATATTGCTTTAAAAATTCAGAGATAAGTGGGAACTCATTCTCCACATAGGTAGGGAGCTGGTTCTTAACGATGCTGCTAAACTTGATTCTTGTTTCTGCCATTTTTTTCTATATCTCTGAATTAGTAACCGCTGCCTGAACCTGAAGGTGTTGATCCACCTCCAGTGGAACCTCCAGTGGAACCTCCAGTTGACCCCGAGGTAGTTGTTGTTCCTGTAAAGGAAGTATTTGTTATACTACTATCTGTGGTAGTTTGAGTAATTGCTACATTTTCAGGTCCACCAACACGAACTAAATTACCGTCCGCATAAGAGGAAGATACAATATAACTCGATGCTGATGGATCAAGTCCAGATGCGATTTCGTCCGATACCATTTCAAACGTACTGTTACTAGTATCTAGTTGCAAATAAAGGTCCTGTAATCCGACAACATCATTTGATAATGGAGTTGCTTCAATTTCGATGGTTTGTTGCCCATCTTTTTCCATACCTGCAATAATATTAATTGCATTAAGGGTAATAATACCATTCACATAATCAATTCTACCTACATTTGTTCTTACAATTGATGGATTCTGCGAACCAACATTAGGAAGAGTAAAGAAAAATAATGATCCTGTAGAACGATCTGTGTTTGGAATATCACCTAGATAAACATTTTCATTAATTCCAGCAACTCTAAAAGCACTTGATTTTATGTTATATCCATCCGTTCTTTTAATATAGAATTGATTGCCAAATCCAATTTGATACTCTGCAATTGTATTTGGTACGATTCTCAAATCTCTTCTTATCTTAACAACAGTAATGTTAGATGTAACAGACTCATGACTATCATCAAGTATTTTTAAGAATTTACTATACTTAAATCTAGCACCATACTTATTTAACTCAGTAGAGTCCGAATACTTTGCTGCATTATTGGATACTGTTGTAGAAACATCTGCTGCTGACGGTGCAAGATTCGTATTATAGTAAACTCTAGAGCTAATCTCAATAAACAGATATTTCAGATCCAAGATTTCTGGTACAATACCAGCAACAGCATATTTTTTAAGTTTTAGTTTAATATTATCTTTAATCAGATTAGGTAAGAAATCACCAAATTTTGGTTTAATACTAATAAAAACTTTACCGTACTGAGGAGGAATTAAATCTTCTCCTCCAAATACTGAAATAGACTCAGTATCTGGATATATCTTTGATGGAACTAAAGTTTCATAATCGTCTGCAGTTACTGCACGATTTTGAGTTGCATAAACTTTTGGTGCATATTTTCTGACTGACTCAACTGCCTCAATAGAACTTCCTCCTCTAGAACTATAGTCAGGCGTTACTAATGAGATACCCTCTGAAACAACATATTCAGATCCATCTCTTACATATGTAATTCTTCCATTAAATGCAAATTGAGAGAATCCGTTGCCAGAATCTCCGTGACTTGTAAGATAATTAACAGTAATATAATTTGAGTCTTCTAATTTTTGACCAAAGACTCCATCACCAAAGAATATTTCATATCTTTCATCTGCTACTTCTTGTAAGAAGTAGACTTTTGACTCAGAATTAATATTGAATAAATTATCCTGCAAAGAATACTTTACTGATGCAGTGGATGAAGAGTTATTTTTAACAGATACTCTAATTAAATCTGTATCAACCCCAATATTTGGTAGGATAAATTTTTGTTGGGGATTTCTGTCACTATATGTGAAATTCTTTTGCAGTACAGTTCCTTCAAAAATTGTGATGTTATTAAAGGATGCAATGTTATTGATTACAGGAACCGTTATATCATCCAAAATACAGAACGCACCACCTGTACCTCCAAACGACGCTGAAGACGTTGCTACAGTCCCTCTACGGAGGGTTAGAGACGCTGGTCTAGGTGTTATGTTAGTTGTATCAACAAAGAACGATATTGATGAAGTTGCTGCTTTTCTTGATCTAGGGGTATATCCAATATTTCTCGCAAGAGCTATTACATTCTCTCTTAAAGTTGCCGTATCAATAAAAACTTCGTTTGCCACCATGTTGGCATTATACGAAGTAATGTACGTATTATATGCTAGTACATCTAAAATAGATGATAGGTTAGAACCTTCAAAGTCATAGTCCGTAAAATTGGAATTTGACTTTAAATAATCTTTGAGTGTTGTTTTAACGTCCTCAAAGTCTAGATTTGTAAAATTTACTAATGGCATTTTACCTGGTTGGTTGCAATACGAATTCTAATTGTTGTGGTGGAAGGTCAGCTCCTATAATGTCATATGTAATAACAACATCGAATGCATTGCCATCTATATCAGCATTTGCGTCAACAGACCTGAGTTTAACTCTTGGTTCATACCTATTAATAGATTCCTGAATTTGAGTTTGAATTTCAATCGCAGTCAAATCATCTGCATTCTCGAAAAGAGATCCTGTAATACGAGATCCGAATCTTGGATTAAAAAATTTCTCTCCAGGATTCGTAAATACGATGTTTTTGACTGATCTAGCGATTGCATTCTCATTTTTTAAGGCAATCAAGTCACTCGTCAGAGGATTACTCTGAAAAGTCATACTAATATCCTTAAATCCTTGACTTACCCTTTCTAAAGGCACAACAATACGGCAATTATGTATTATTTATCAAGGATTTTAATTATTTTTCACTCGTAAAGAGGTTCAGGATCAGTTTGATTTTCAAAAATCTCAGTTTCCTCCTTTTTATCGCGTTTTTTTGGTGTCAAATCATCATTTGCGATCTCACGAAGCATTTTTTGGTGCTGATCATTGGCAAGATTGTCTAGAAAATCGTTCATTTTTCTAAAATTTGGTAATTTTTGGATTTTTTACGGATTTAAGTCTAAAGTATCGACGTTTTTATACTCTACTTTGTCACCTTTACGCTCTTTTGCAGTTTTCCAGAAATAATTTTCGTCATTTCCGAGTCCATCACGGTCATGACCATTCTCAACTTGATAATATACAGTCGAAACCTTAAAATCTGGAATCTTGGGGTCTTCAGGAGTCAATGAATTGTCGAAAATACGTGTCCTATTGTTAGGATACAGTGCAAACTGCCCATTATCTAGTTCAATTAGGTTATGAGACTTATGTTCTGATGGATTTTCTGATGTTGCATAGTCAACCGCATCAGGATCTTGGTGATAATTATCAATTGTGCAGATATATGTGCCCGTTTGTGGTCCATAATCCCTTGTATAACACTCATAGTGCATACTACCAATGAATTGTTTTTGTACTACAGTAACACCATAGTCCATACAATTCCAGAATTGGAGGTTATGTAACTCCATATCAGGTGTTGGTAGTTCAGGAGACGAGACAAACGCGCTGATAGGCAACTTATCATACATTGCTGCATATTCAGGTAAGTATGTCTCAAAATAAAAAGCACGCCCAGGTATCGACTTAACCGATACCCAGACGCCCTTTACGAATTCACCATGTCCGCTTTGATGATCTGTGAGATATTCTTTTCTAACCCAAACTTCATACGAGGGGAGGTTTGCAATTAAACAGGGCATTGTAAAGCATTGTATCTGCCACTATTTACCCTATTAAATCTTAGAGCTTCCCGTACAAACCATACAAAGGTATGTAGGAAAATTTGAAGTTCTACCATCATGCTACATTAAATGATATAGAAATACGTTCTTCATCACTCATGTTAGGTTCAACCAAATGTTTGACCCAAGATGGAAAAATATATAAAGTTCCTTCGCTTGGAGGTAACCACCATATATTAGAGTTAGCAGGATGGTATTCTTTGCTTGAATGAGTCCAGTCTCTTTCCATTAAGTCACAAGCAGGATGATAGAATTTGATATTACCGCATTCTTTTGGAGTTTTAATATAATATACTCCTGAAAGGGTACACCTTGCATGAGAGTGAATCATATTTGAATCATGCTTTGAATTTATGTTAATCCAAACATTACTTAAAAAAACAGGATCATCTGTTCTTAATATATTTGTAGCATACACTCGACAAATCTTTTCTATATCAGAAAGAAAAAAGAATGGCGAATCAGGATAATTGATATTACCTGAGTGCCATCCTCCAACATTTGAAACTTTAGATCCTTGTGGATCTTTAAGACGTTCCTGTTGACACAGTAATTCTATTTCATCAACAGGATGATCGAGTCTCTCTTCCAAAATAGGTACAGAAAAGAGACTATGAACTTGATTCATTTACCTTGACCACGATACCTTTTCTTGGCACCGTTACGAGAAGTCGCGGATAATTTAGTGTGCTTACCAGC